AATTAAAAAGGAATGGCCAACCAAAAAATAACAGATTTAAGTCGTTTGCAAAAACTTGCAAAAAGTGATTTACTTGTAGTAGTAGATACAAGTGCAAACGGTATATCGGGTTCACCTACTGGTGAAACTATGGCAATTGAAGCAGGTACACTTGCAGGTCAATTGGCAGAAATACAACAAGGAGATGTGGGAATTAGTTTACCTGCATTATCAGATGTACCAAATTCATATTCTGGATGGTCAGGTGGATACTTGCAGATTAATGAGACCGAAGACGGTGTGGTTTTTACAGACTCACCTGGTGCAGCTGAATTATCAATACCAGTTTTTAATATAAACGGAGTAAGCAACTTTCATGTAGATACGAATGAAACACTGCATGATACATATAAAGTAGGAAACATACTTACACGAAAAAATGGAAAGTATCAAAAGGCAACATCTGTATTTAGAAATACTAACGAAGAAATTGAACAAGAAGTAGTCGGTATAATAAGAAAGTTAAAAAGAGAAATTCCATCCGATGAAAATTCTACAATTACTCACATAAATGTAGCATTTGGTGGTCATATTGAATTTCAAAAAGCTGACGGATCAGCAACATCCCCTGTTGGATATAACTCAGCAGGTAATGTCGTAGAACCAACTCCTTTAATAGATGGTAAGACATATTTTATATCTTCGGATAATTTATTACAATCAGACGGACTTCTGAGTTTATCTGATCCTGCCAATTCTTTTTCTGATTCTGTAACACACGTATCAAAACCAATGATTGTAGCAACATCCGAAACATCTGGTGTTCTTGTAAATTATCGTGGTCTTGTTTGTGAAAGTGGTGATGAACCACATAAATTTGTTTTAGAAATTATAGCATCGTGTACAAATGTAAAGGTTGGTGATATTATTAGAGTAAAACGCAAAATCCGCAGAAATCAGGACAATTCTTTTGGAATTTCTGGAACAAATCAATTTGGAGAAGAACTTGAAGGAATATATCCTGCATACCTTGATGTAGTTCCTGATGGAGATTATACACTATCCAACGCAAGAGCAACTTATTCAGATACAATTGCGGAACAAGACAGAACATATTATTCAGATGTTTTAGGTATGGTTATAAGTTCTAATAAGGATTACTTTCAGGTGCAAACAAGAGGAATGATTAAATTTGAAAAACCAAGTGGGTTGGAAGATGCTAACGGTACGGGATCAATGTTTAAACAAGGATACACATATTATCTTTCTGGATTTGATCCTGAAAACTTAAATACAGAATTCAGCAGACCTCGTCTCTCGCAGACAATATACGACTATAATACATCTCAGTTTGTAGATGCAGGTGAAGGCAATTACTCAGATGCAGATATGGAAAAAGTGATTAACGGAGAATCTCCTTTTAGAAATTCAACAATCCATAATCCATTTACACGTGATGATAGTACAGGAAATGTTACTGTTTATCAAAAACCAGTATTTTATGCAGTAAGTGATAACCAAATTTTACTATTAGATCATCCTGCATACCCTTCACCGATTGATCAATGTAATGCTGTAAATCCGATAACTAATGAAACAACAGGATGTAGTTCAAAGAAGCAAGAAATTTATCTGACTACACTCGAAGCACCCTATAACAGTGAAGATGCAAATATATTTTTACACGCATCATTTCCAAATGCACTAGAAGGTGATGAGGTTGTAATAGTCCATCAAGGTTGGAAACTAAACGTAGAAACAAACGAATACGATCAAGTTGAGAAAAATTATTTAAGACAGAGGTGGTATCTTCCGATAAACGCATCCACTAAAAATGGTAAAGCAGTTTGGAATAACATTACAGGAGGAATATAATGGGATCTTTGTATGACATAGGAAACATGAGATATAAGCATTTTACATTCTATACCCGAGGGGATGGAAGTGATTATACACCACAAAGTGAAAGTTTTCCAGGAGTAACAGAGTACCCACCTGAGTATGTGACTGATGCTGAAAAACTTGAGTATTATAACATCAAGAAGGCAGAACACGACACCGCATATATCTCTTTAATCAACGAACTCTCAAGTTTTCTCGATTCGGTTTGGCCACTTGATGCTATTTTTGGATATAATGCAGAAGATGATACTGCATATATTACTTACATAAAGCAACCAACTGATGGCAAAATAAACATAGAGAATATTTATGTGTTCCGTAGAACAACAACAGATCCTGGTATACCACCAAGATGGATGCTTGCATTACAACCTATTAAGTCGGTAAATCCAGGTGACTATTCTGACGTCAGTAATTTAGAAAACATTTAACATGATTGGAAATAAATAACATGGCAGGTTCTACATTTAATTTAAAAAATTGTTCAAGTTTAGGAGGCTCCGCTTCTGGCGGAGGTGGGTGTGGATTAACTGTAAGAGTTCCCTCGGAAGAAATAGGGAGTACAGAAGAAACCGCACTAGCAATAGCAAATAAAGCAGAAGAGTTATTAAGAAACTCAATAGGATCAAGCATTGACAACCATGTAAGATCAAACGGAATAGACAGTAGCCGTATTGCTTTTAATGTAACTCTGTCATACGATTGCCCTAAAGTTGGTGATGTAGTGAGGTGGGATAGAGAAAATAAAAGGTACGAAAGAGCATACGCAAAACTTGATCTTACACCAAATATACACGATCCAGAACATTTAACCGAAGTAATTGGTGTGGTTGAAAGTGTTGACACAAGTTGTAGTGGAGAAGCAACAAACCCCACCGGAGTTTCAACAAATGCAACTATAGTAATGTTTGGACATATTAACTTTAAAAATACAGATTTAGAAAATTCTCAACTTGAAGAAGGTTTGACCTATTTTTTGTGGGATCGCACCTTTACGGACGATGTATCGTTTGGTAGCAATTTATCTAAAAAAGAACCAACTATAAGTAAACCTGTTTTATTTGCAAAGGATGCATCTTCCGGAATAGTCCTCCATTACCGTGCATTGACAGGATCGTCATCTGGAGGTCAAACAGAAATAGCAAGATATGATATAAAACTTACTTTAGTAAACGGTGGCTGGACAGTTGATATTGAAAATATCGGAAATATGTCCAACAGATTCCCATTGGTCGCAGAATTACATTATAACCGTTTACTTGGGGGTGACGATTTTGTTATGTATCACAACCTTCCACATGGACTATCTAGTAAAGAGCAAGCAATTATACAAGGCGACAATTCCAACAAGTATTCATTTGATGCAACAAAATTTTCAACAGAGTTTGGAATTGCAGCTGGAGATTCAATAACAAGAGAACGAGGTATAAACGGAGTTGGTAGTTTGTACGTAAGACTAAAAACAACCAACGGAGCAGGTTCAGTTGCAAACCAAACACCACTTGCAACAAGTGATGTAGTAAGGTCTGTTCCAAACCTAGTTGTTTCACCAAGTTGTGTCCAACAAGAACAACCGAGTATTAAAGATAAATTCGCAGGAGAGGGTGGTGAAGTTAGTAATATTGACCTAACCGAAGGTGCATTGTATGAGTTCAAATTAGTAGAAGGTGTTGGTGGTGAATCAAACGAAGTACCACTTGGATTTTCAATTGAAATGGCAAACGACTTATACGTAGAAATGAGTTGGGAAGAAACTGAGAATTCTGAAAAAGTAACTAAAAAAGTAAGGACTAACTTTATATTACCAAGTTCGGACAATGATACAGCCGTTGAATTATTTCCTGTGGATAGCAATAATTTGGGAATTATAGAAAAAGAAGTTACACTTAGATTTGTTACATCAACCGGTGATCCTATTGCAAATACTCATTGGGCTCAATATTTGGCATCTAATACATATCCTATTATATGTGACGATGACATTTGTTGTGGGGGTAATCGTGCAATTATTCAACCAAATAGTGGTTCGGGTGTATCTATAAGTGAGTTACTTGATACAGATTCATTATTATTTAACAACATAGAAGGTGCAAGACTATATACAATGGACGAGACCAGTAATATAGTATGGCCTCAAGGTTCACGTCCAAAAGACTCATTGTTGGTTTCGTGGAAAAATGTTAGAGAAGATGTACAGATTTGTTATCCTGCAACAATTAAAAGTGGTTCAGAGCCTGCATTCATGACAATCTATGCCAATGAAGCAAGAAGGTTTACACAAGGTCAAACACAGGATCAGTTTGAATATGATCCGAGATATATAATTGCAGAAATTGGAGCAAATGAAACCCTTAACGGTGAACTCATAAAGCTCACCCTAAACAAGTCAACACTGAGAACTGAGTGTTGTTACTCTATAAGGTTTAATGGATCACCTGAAGGAACGCATTATACAATACAAGAATTGTGTGAACTTGGTTACTTAAATAATTCAACAATAGGTTGTTCACAGGCTTGTTAGGTTGAGTAAAATAAATTCAATTAGTATTTTAGTCCCTGTATTTGATCTTAAGTCAGACAGACTTAGAAATTTTATGTTTGTTTTGACTAATTTAATAAAACAAATAACCGAGTCTCAAGTATATGTCTTTGAGCAGAATTCAAACAATAATTTAGAAGACAAAGTTATTGAAAAATTTAAAAAAAAAATAATTTATCGCAAATACAATTTTGGTAAAGAATTTAACAAATCAAAAATTATTAACAAACTAATTGATCAGGTAAATACAGACTATGTTTGGATTATAGATTCTGATTTTTTTGCTAATTATAATAAAATTGAAAATTATTTAAAAAAAACAAATGCTGATTTAATAAAACCATTTGAAAAAGTAATTTTACTTGACAAGCAAGAATCTGATTTATGTTGTGATTGTGGATTTATATGCCTTAGTGGAAGAAAAAACTATAACAAAGCACTTGGTAAATTTTCGGTGGCATTTAAAACTAATTTAGCAAAATTATGTAATGGGTATAATGAAAACTATGTAGGGTGGGGGTTTCAAGATTTGGATTTTGTCAAGAAAAGGTTGAATGCAAAAAATACCAAATCTATTAAAATTAATACTGCTCACCTATACCATTCTGTTTCTAAGTCACATACTTATTCTAGAAATAAGCAATTATATTATTCTTAAAAACAATATTGACGTATATAATGAAAAAATATATTATATATTGTAAATGAAAAAATATACAGAAACCGAACTAGAAGAAAATTACAAAGCATTCCTTAAATTCATAGAAGATACATTTGAAGGAGAACGACAAGAGAAACTACTTTATATGTATGGAACAGACGATGGATGTCTTGGACTACGAGCACTTATAGCACCTGCAAGTGGTACTATTCACTACCACAATTGCTATGATGGTGGATACATTGACCACGTGATGAATGTATGCAAGGCAGCTAGAGGACAAAAAGTGCTACTCCAAAGTCTTGGTGCAAGAATTGACTTTACTGACGATGAACTTATGTTTTCGGCACTTAATCATGACCTCGGAAAATTGGGATCACTTGATGGGGAGCAATACCAACCCAACGATAGTGACTGGCACGTAAAAAATCAAGGCAAGGTTTACAAAATGAACACCGACATTCATTGGATGGGTGTTACTGATAGATCATTGTTTTTATTACAACACTTTGACATCAAATACAACCAAAAAGAATGGCTTGCTATAAAATTGTCCGATGGTATGTACGATGATGCAAACATAGATTATCTAAAAACCCATAATCCTGGAAACGGATTAAAAACAGAACTTCCAAGGGTTCTTCATTGGGCAGATCATATGGCGTGTGTTCTTGAAAAGTCATTGACAGAACAAAACTTTAAATTTGATTAATTAAATAAATTCAATATATTTATATTAAGAATAATGCTCAACTGAGGTTATTCAACGGATGCCCAACTGGGATTCGTAACAAAAAAAAGGAAATAATACATGAAAAACTATAATTACAAGTCGACTGGAACAGGACTTAATAAACACGTTCCAAATTTAAGAGACGAATTTTTAACTCCGTTCGACTCTATATTTGACAAAATGGTCAACCAAGCATTTCCAAACTTCGGACAAGAGTTCGGAGTAAACTTTTTTGGAAATAGTTCATACCCAAGAGTAAATGTAGCTGATACCAGCAAGGAAGTACGTATTGAAGCAGAAATTGCAGGTCTTGGAAAAGAAGACGTATCAGTTGAATACGAAGATGGTATGCTCACAATTTCTGGTGACAAAAAAACTGAAATAGAAGACCCGGACGTTAAGTATGTTTACAAGGAACTCAAACGATCTTCGTTTAAAAGATCATTTAAGGTTGATAAAGCAACTTTAAATGTTAATAAGATTTCCGCAAAGTTTGATAACGGAATTCTAAATGTCACTATTCCAAAAAAAGAAGTAATTGAAACAAAAGCAAAAAAAGTTAAAATTCTTTAAAATAGAATAATATAAACTTTATTTAAAGAGGGTGAATAAAATTTACCCTCTTTTTTTATAATTATATTATATTTATGTAAGTGACGAGTGTTACTAAAATTAAAGAAGGAGATATGTATTGATATGAAGTTATTTACTGCTATTATAGGGGGATTGGCACTCGCAGTCGCAGGAACAGCTGCCTTCTTTTCGGTGCGAGGGATTGGATTATTATTTGCAGGTGCGGCCATTGCAGCCATGGTTATGGCGGGAGTTCTAGAGGCAGGAAAACTTGCAATGACTTCATTTTTATATCGTTATTGGGAAAGAATTCCGAGGATGTTAAAATGGTATTGCACAATTGCAGTTGTAGTTTTAATCGGAATTACCTCGTTGGGTATTTATGGATTTTTAAGTGATGCTTATGATGACACACGATCAAGAGTGGAAATGCATGAAAATAACATAGAAACACTTAATAAAGAAATACTAGTTATTGAAACAGAGATTGAAACACTTAAAAATACAGATGTTACGGTAGAAGATAAAAAAACCGAAACAATAGCAGGTTTCCAAAAGATATATGATGATTTTGTAGCAGATGGACGAAAAAGACAAGAAGCACTTGCTAATAGAAACAAAACAGACACAGAAGCAAGAGGACTCCGTAGACAACAATTATTGGATCGTCTTGCTGTATTGGATAAATCTAAAAGTGAATTAGAATCAAAAGGTGGTGGATTGTTTAGTAACAACAAAAAGAAAATAGAAGAATTAAGAGTAGCACAACAACCTGAAAGAGATTCTATTACAAAATCATTATCAGCAATAACAGAAGAAGAAACTTCCGCAACAAAATCCTATAACGATTCTCTTGCAAAAATTGATGATCAGATTTCAAGTGAATACGACAAATTTGTGGAAAAAGTAAATGGTCTTCGTGACACAACAAACGATTTGGATAATGTGACTATTATAGAAGACAAATACGACAAAATAAAAGAAAACCAAGCAGAGATATTAAAAGAAAAAGAAGGAATTCGTGCAACCGATATTGGTAGTTTTCGTTTTATTGCAGAATCATTTGGAATGCCAGTAGATCAGGTTGTAAAGTGGTTTATTATTGTAATTGTTTTGGTATTCGATCCTGTCGCAGTCGCACTTGTGTTGGCATACAATATCATGGTGGGTGGAAGAATGACTCTCGGAGAAGAGTTACCGAAAAAAAAAATTGGATAGATAACTTACCATTTGCTGATAGGTTTCAAGAAGAAGGTGATTTTATAGAAAACATAGTCGAAGAAACTCCTACGCCAACTCCCACACCAACCCCAACCCCAACTCCGACACCCACACCAACTCCAACCCCAACTCCAACACCAACACCTACACCCACACCAACTCCGAAACCTACTCCAACTCCAACACCAACTCCCACACCAACCCCAACTCCAACACCAACACCTACACCCACACCTACTCCAACACCAACTCCAACACCAACCCCAACTCCAACTCCCACACCAACCCCAACTCCAACTCCCACACCAACCCCAACTCCAACACCTACTCCCACACCAACCCCAACTCCCACACCAACTCCGACACCTACTCCAACACCAACACCAACTCCCACACCAACCCCAACTCCCACACCAACCCCGACACCTACTCCAACACCTACTCCCACACCAACTCCCACACCAACCCCGACACCTACTCCGACACCTACTCCAACACCTACTCCAACACCTACTCCAACACCAACTCCTACTCCAACACATAGAAGTATAAAGAAAGAAATATCAGATGAAAATGTATCCTCGACACCATTATATGATACACCCTCACCTAACAACAAAGGACCTTATTATGTTCCGTGGAAAGAGACTTCAATGGAAGCATATAACGAATATACACTAAGAAAGAGGTACAAACGAGATAGAAAATATATACCAGGAAGTACACTTGGAAATATACCAACTGATGATAAAAAATCAGATAAATGATATAAAAAATATATACTAAAAAAATATTTTATTGACATATATAAATATATTTGTTAATTGTTCTTACATGATAGATACTTTTTTTTGGTATATTATTACCACTGCACTTATAGTAGTAGTTTTTATTTTAATTTTTATAATTAAAAATTTATATGTTAAAAACAGTATATATGAAAATTGGATATTAGAAATAAAGGACGAAGTTGGAAAAACAAAAGCACAATTAAGTGATGTGGATTCACGAAATTTATTTGAGTCAGATGACGATGTTGGTGTGACCTTTTCATCTATAAACGAAATTATATCCGACCTAGATAAAAAAATAAACGAGGAATAGCAGTGGCATTAAAAAGAAAAAGAAAACCAAGAACCAAGAAAAACAAAATGTATTTTACTCAGGAAACTGAGGACGCAATAATTAAATATAATAACTCTGAAGATGTAATTGAAAGAAATAATATATATAATGATTTTATAAAATATCCATTTGAAAAATTGGCAGAAAACATATTAAATACATTTAAATTTTCGTACTTCCAATGTAGTCACGAAGAAGTTCAATTAGAAACGGTTAGTAATCTTGTAAGTAATATTCATAAATACAAACAAGAAAATGGAAAGGCATTTTCGTATTTTAGTATTATAGCAAAAAACTTTCTAATTTTATATAACAACGGAAACTATAAAAAATTTAAACGACACACCAGTGTAGATGATGATGAAAATGTATATGAACAAAAAGAACTTACTCATAACCCAAAGAGTGATATTAAAAAGAAAGAGTTAGATGAATTTATTTCATTAATGATTGATTATTGGGATGAAAATTTAGAAAGACATTTCAAAAAAGAACAGGACATCCGAATAGCAGCTGCGGTTATTGAAATTTTTAGGAAACGAGAGGGAATAGAAAATTTTAATAAAAAAGCATTATATCTCTACATCCGAGAAATGACAGATTGTAAAACTCAAAACATTACTAAAGTTGTTAACAAGATGAAGGATACACAATCTTCAATTTACAAAAAATATCTTAGTGAAGGTAAACTTGATTAGTTGATATTTTAAAAAAACATATATACATTTATATTTATGTATTATGGAATCTGACCCAGAAATATTTAACGGAAAAACATTTTCTTCACTTGCAAAAGATATATATTTTAATTCATCTCACAAGAAAGATCAAATTAATCAACTTATCAAAGATTTACACACAATGGTAAAAGATGTGGGGTCTGCCACAGTCATAGCACCTATGATAAAAGATTATCTAGATGTTGGTATAAAAAATGATGATCAGTTAGTAAAATTATCAGCAGTTCTTCAGAGGTTTTTATCTAACACCAATTCCTCGGATTCTTCTGAAGGAGGGGGTTTATTATCAGATTCTGAAAAAGAGGAACTATTAAACAATGTTAGAACTGAAATGGAATCTTCAAAGAAACAAGAAACCATTATTGATAAAGAACTTGAAATTCTTGAAGAGAATGTTGAAAATAAACTTAAAAATGGAAAATGAATTTTTGTAATGGCATATACAACATACATTAAAAAAAATTCAAAGAGAGAATTAAATAGCCAAACACTATCATCTCTAAGGAAGCAGAAGCTTGATAAACCAGACACAATTCAGTTTTATGAATACGAGCCTGCGGTAGTTCTTGATGTTATACGAGATGAAACTCATCCCATTTTTAAGAGTGGGAATACTCCCAAAATTGTTAAAACAGAATGGCCAACCAACTACGCCAATCCAGATAAACCCGATTATTCTTACATAGGTAGGATTAAAGCAAGACCCGTGTTTAGTAGTGAAAATGCTCCTACTGATGAATTAATATGGTTTATACCTATTGATCATAGTATCAAAGAATACCCACTGGTAAACGAAATGGTTATAATAGTAAAATATTTGGATAGTTGGTATTATCAAAGAAGAATAAACTCAAGAAACTTTATTAATAACTCGGCTGATTATAGATGGGAAACTAGATATGGTGGAATGGGACCACTGACAAAAAATAAAACCAATTCTTTAAAAAGAGCAAAAGTAAAATCCGACTTAGGTTCTGATATTAATATGCAAAATTCATATTTGGGAAATTATTTTAAGGCAAATGATTTAATACGACCACTGAAACACTATGAAGGTGATTTAATAATTGAAAGTAGATTCGGATCGAGTGTTAGGTTTGGTTGTTACGAAGATGATCCTGAGTTTGATGTGGGTACACTTGTAGGACACGGTGAACGATACGATGAAAATAGGGGAAACCCAAGTATTTTGATAAGAAATCGTCAACGACCTCTACAAAGACGAAACAATACAACGCAGGATGCAAACGATGAAGAAATATTCCAACACACTATCGAAGAGGATATTAATTCAGACGGTTCTTCTATTCATATAACTTCTGGTAAAACTTTGTCAAAATTTCAACATTCATTGGTAGGACCTCCTCCACCAAATACACAGGAAAAGAAAAAGAAAATTAAAAAAAACTTCGAGGGTTTATCAGGAATATCAAAATCTTCAGTTGGAACGGGTTCGATAAAATCGTCTTCTGAACCAACCGTTGATATGACAAGATCACAAAACCCAACAGATTCATCTGGTAATAAAAACTATGACACCACTGTATATCAACCCCAAAAAGAAACAGCAAAATATGCAGCTAAAAAAGACTTAGGAGGTGCAATGACAGCATCAATGAGTGCAGCTATGGGGTCATCTAATGGAAAGGCAGCCGGTAAAAGGTTTGAAAGTATGCCACAATCAACGGCAAAAAAAGTAATTGAAACACCTGACAATTCAACGGATTCAAGTTTCTTTTCAAATATAGGAAAAGGAAATTTTAACTTAAATTCTACATTCGAGAAGGGACTGGTATCGGCAACAAAATCAGGTATGTCTGCCGGTAAAAGTGCTTTACTTAAAACACCACAGGGTCAGGCGATATCAGCGGCTAACTCACTTGGTATGATGATACCTGGCGCAGAAGAAATGGGTATGACACCAGACGACAGCCCTATGTTTAAAATATTTAAGTTAGCATCATTTGGAATTCAATCAATATGCTCTGGACTCAAGAACAAACCCCAAAATTCAAAGACAGAAAATACACTTGGTTGGATGCTATCGATTGGTATAAATTTAGAACTTTTAAACCTACTTGCAAGTATATTTGCTAAGTTAAGAAATTTAAAATTTAATTTCGGAGCATTTGCAGGATTTGATTTGGATAATATTTTAAATGATTTGTGTGGTTGGATAAATCAAATTGAGTATGGTTCAAGTCTAACGGATACTTTAAAGGGTGAGGCTACTAAATTAATGGATGATAAGCAACTCACTTTATTTGCCGGAAATAAATATAAAAATGAAGGAACATACGATGCGTATGCACGTGGAAATCAAGATTTTGATTATCAATACAAGTCTATTTTAAGTGATCTTGGTTCACTTGGAGGATCGGCATCAAATTTTGGTCAAACTGACATTTCACTGCAAAAGGGAAACAATCAAGTAGCAACTATGTCATTTGACCCAATTTCAGGACTATATCGTGAATCAACTCCAACAAATGACACAGAAACTGAACAAACTTCTCCTACAACTGTTGCAAACACAGGAACGATTAAGTTCGAACCAGACACAAACGGAATATCTTTTAATGGCCAAACAACATCAAGTTCCCAACTTAATGATAATAAAACTTTTACAAACACAAACCCAACTTCTAACAACGCAGAATCAATACCATCTGCGAGCTTACCACTAAATCAACAACAAACTACACCAACAACTAATTCAAAGGACCAAACCGAATCAGTAAATAACTTTCATAGTGGTGAAGAAATAACAAGAGAATCACTAAAAGGAACTCATTTAGAAAATGCTGATCTTAATGCCGTATCTCTTCTACATCCTGACGATCTGAATGTTTTGAAGGATACGAAAAGTGTCAATAATGAAATTGAAAAAGCAAAAAAAGTAAAAGAAAATAATTTTAATAAAAACATGGATAAAGTTGAAGAAGAAGTTGAAAAGGAGGCAGGTAACGGAAATGTTATGTTCGGAAACCCAATTTCAAGACTTGACGGTAATCAGGTGGTTATCAATTCAGAGAGATTAATTTTATCCGCAAAGACAAAAGAATTAATTTTATATGGAAAGGGAAAGTTCGGATTATCAACTGATAACGAATTTACAATAAATGCAGTTCAACGACTTGTTACTGTTACTGCTACTCACACATCAATGGTATCTCCGACTATTCATCTCGGTGAATACTTAACATTTAGACATCCAGTATTAAAAGGTGATGTGGCAGTGGCATGGTTATCAGGATTATGCGGTTGGTTATCAGGTCATGTACACAACGATCCATATATTACTACATCAAAGCCTGCCCAACAAGGACAATTGGCAGGTTTACGGGCAAGATTGCCAACATTATTAAGTACCAGAGTATTTATAGCTGGGTAAATATATATATGAAAGGAAAAAATGAAAAAGAGTGAACTTATAGAAGTTATTAGAAAAGCAGTGAGATTAGAATTAAGTGAATCACTTCCCAAGATAATTGGTGAAGTTGTAAAAAAAATTGATAACACCAATACTGATCCTGTAAGTATAACGAAGAAGGTTTTAAAAAGAGAAGCATCGGTAACAAGTAACAAAAAACCATTAAAGACTTTATCTAAAAACCCACTTTTAAATCAAGCACTTAATGAAACTATTGGTGGAGTTCCACACGAAGGAAACTTAGTTTCTGGGTACGAAGAAGCAAACCAAATTACTGATTTCAACGGGAACACCCATTCAGTTTCTGAACTACCTGATCATGTGTCAAGTGCCTTAAATAGAGATTATAGTGATCTTATAAAAGCAGTAAACAAAAAGAAAGGAGTAAACACACTTGGCAAATGAAGTACCAGTCGGCATAACCATTCCATATACACGGGGTGAACAAGATGGTTTTTTTAAGCAAACTTATTCTTTGCTTGAAAGAGCAAAAACAAATCTATCCTTTTTATTACTAACATCAAAAGGGGAGAGACCAATGATGCCTACATATGGCAGTGACCTTAGATCAATTATATTTAGTCCCAATACAGAAGATTTTTTAGATGAAATTATAGAAGATGCAATAAAAGATGCTTCTGAAATATGGATGCCGGAAGTTATCATAGAGAATGTAAAAACCGATAGAGACTTGGAAAATAATCCATATACCGCATCAATAGAAATAACTTTTTCAATAAGCATAATACCAGACTCAGAACAAACAATTAACATTATCGTGGAAGTGTAGAAATGGATAATAATTTAACAAATGCAAGAGATATTAATTATCTAAGTAAAGATTTTGATTCATTCAAATCCAATTTAGTTGAATACGTAAAAAATTACTTTCCAGGTACATACAAGGATTTCAGTGAAAATTCTACTGGAATGATGTTTATTGAACTGGCCAGTTATGTTGGAGATGTATTATCTTACTACATTGATTATCAATTTAAAGAAGGATTTATGCAATATGCAAGTGAGAGAAAAAATGTAGTTGCACTTGCAAATTATTTAGGATACAAAACAAAACCGGTTACATCCGCAACCACACAACTTGATATAATGCATTTAGTTCCGTCAAAGATAGATGAGTCTGGTAGAAATGTACCTGATATGAAATATGCCCTTAACATACAAGAGGGGATGCAAATTCTATCAAACTCCGATTCCAATGTTGCCTTTAGAACAACAGACACAATAAACTTTGCAGACAAATCAACAACAAATCCAACTAAAATACAAGTATTTCAACGAGATGCAAACGGCCAACCCACTTTTTATTTGTTAAAAAAATCAGTAAGTGCATCAGCAGGACAATTAATGACAATTGAAGTAAGTGTCGGTGAGGCTGAAGAGTTTTTTGAAATAGAACTACCTGAAAAAAATGTTTTAGAAATATTATCA